CTTGGTATCTCCTGATAGTTCATCATGTAGTCTCGTGCAATCCAACCACCTAGTGCTCCTGCACAAAATAATAAAAAAGATATTGGTAACACTAAGACTAGTATAGTTTCTATGGTCATTTGTTACCTCCTTTGGAATTATTTTTTCTTCCTTAAATTTAAGGAGAACTCAAAATAAATGTCTATTTCTGTATTAAAAAAACAAACAACTTTATTTAATAAAATGTGAAATGGTTTTCTTTTCTTCTTACCTCCACTAAGAATAAGCTCAACACCACGATTAACGGGAATGTTGTTTTTATTTATCTTATTCTTTAATGATTTTTTGTTCTTTGAGGTATTTGATTGTGTCAACACATCCTCCTAATTTGTTTCCTTCACATACTACTTGTGGAAAAGTAGATCCTTTACCAAATTCACCATAAAAAGCATCTTTATTAAAATGTTGATCTAAATTATACACTACAAACTTACTTCCTGTCAACTCCAATACTGTTTTAATTTTTTCACAATATGGGCAACCATCCTTAGTGTAGACTGCAAAATTCATATCTGGTAGTATCTTATACATTATAATTTATAAATGTTATTTTGTGAGTAGGTAATTCCCTATTACCAAATAATCTAAATCAATACTATTGAATGTATCGATTGCTTGTTGTGGTGTCTCCACAATTGGTTGTCCATTATCATTAAATGATGTATTTAAAAGAATAGGGCATTTAGTTTCTTCATTATACTTTTGTAAGAGTTTCGTGACTTCTGGATGTAAATCCTTATTCACAGTCTGTATTCTACAAGTACCATCTTGATGTGTGATAGCACCTATATTCTTTCTCTGATGTGGTTTTACTAGAAGAGAGTAAAGCATATACTCATTAGGATAATCCTCTACAAAGTAATCCTTCTGATATTCCTCTAACATAATGCCAGCAAAGGGTCTCCACTCTTCTCTGTGCTTGATGCGTGAGTTCACAGTGTCCTTGTTCTTCTTCGGTTGAGGATTCATAAGGATAGACCTAGAACCAAGGGCTCTGGGACCGAACTCAGACCTGTTCTGGAACCATCCTACAATCTTATTATTTGCTAGATGTTTCGCAGTAACCTTACACAACTCATCAAAGTTATCATACTTCTTATACTTGGTATCTCCCAGTGCTTCTTCTATCTCTTCATCACTATATGTCTTACCAAATAGTGAAATGTTATGAGGTAGTTTTACCTGCTCTTTGTTCTTAAACAATCCATATGCTGCAGCCCCGAAAGATAGTCCTGTATCGTCTGGAAATGGTGGGATATGTATATTGTCTGCCACCTTATTTTTACGCAGTACAGAGTTAGCAAGGATGTTTAGAAAGACACCACCAGCAAGGCATAGATTATCACTAAT